CGTGTGCTCTTCCGATCTAAAGCGCAAACGCTAGTTTATCAGCTGATTCGAAAAAGAATTTCGATCAAATGAAAAGCGATGCGAAGGTGTCTTATTCTGAAATGACAAAAGACAGCAAAGCGATGAATAAAGCATTAGTTATTTCAATGAAAAGTAGCTTATCCAATTTGAAGTCAAGTTTCTCTGATCTAAAAAACGGATTCAAAACCATTGGAAATTCACTATTAGACTTGATTAAAAAGCCTGTAGATAAAGTCATAGAACTACCAGGAACCATCCAACGTGCCATGAAATCCGTAACTGGTTTTGTTAGTTCAGGTTTTGCTCAAGCAAAAAATCAAGCAATTTCTCAGATACAGTCAATTCCGACAAAGGCCACCCAGGTTCTAAATAGAACTAAAGATGTCTTTGTTACTGGTTTTAACTCAGTAGTTAATACGACTGCAAATGCTGTATCTAAAATCGACAACGGATTGTCTCAGCTTCCTTCAAAAGCGTCACAGGTAGCCTCGAACATAAGAACAGGGTTTGTGAATGGAATAAAGAGCATTCCGAGTGTCGTTTCTAACATTTGGCAGTCAGTAAAAAGTGGTATCAAGTCGATATCAACTAGCGCTTCAGATGCATCAAGATCAGTAAAGACTAACCTTACCAATGGATTCAAATCTGTTTTTGACAGAGCAAAATCAATATTTCCTAATATCAGGAATCAGATTAAATCTGGAGTAAACGATCCAGCAATAAATTCTAAAAGATCAATTGAAGATTTAGCAACTTCCATTGCTTCGATTGCGATTGTTTCAAAAGCATTTGGAGTATTAAGTGATTCAATCGGTAGAGCTATTGATCGTATCGACACAATTGATACAGCTACGAAATCACTTACTGTTTTAACAGGAAGTGCTGGAATCGCTAAACAAGTCATGGATGATCTAGCAGCTGCTATTGAAGGCACACCTATTGCTCTGAATGATGTTGCAATGGGTGCTAAGAAAATGGTTGCTGCTGGGATGGAAGGCACGAAAGTCAAAGGTGTGTTCCAAGCAATCGCTGATGCTGCTTATGGTGTTGGTAATGGTGCTGAATCAATTGATCAAATCACGAGTGCAATTGCCGGAATGCAATCTGCAGGTGTTGTTTATGCTGATGATATCAATAGATTAGTAGATGCCGGGATTCCGGCTTGGCAAATTCTAGCTAATGCTAGCAAAAAATCCGTTACGGATATGAAAGAAGCTGTCTCTGATGGTACTCTTTCAGCAGGTGATGCAATTGAAGACCTTCGAAGAGGTATTGAAGAAGGTACAGAGGGCGTCGCGGGATCAACAGCCAAAATGGCCGGTCTGGCTAAAACCGCTGGGGATACTTTGTCTGGATCGATGGCGAACTTTAAGACGGCCATCACTACTACGATTGTTAAAGGTTTAGAACCATTTAAAAAAGTTGCTGTTGATGCGCTAGGTTCAGCGACTGCTTCAATTAAAGCTTTTCGAGATAACACAATAGGAGCGGAAAAGGTCCAAGGGGTTTTAAATTCAATAGCAAAATCTCTTGAAGGAATTAGCAAATCTGCGAATCCACTAATATCAATTGTAAAAGGTCTCGTTACAGCATTATTATCCTTTGGATCGCTTATTCTGGTAATCAATCTATTCAGTAAATTAAAATCCATATTCTTGGGATTCATTACAGCATTACAAATTAGTCCGTTTGCGATTGTTGCGGCCGCAGTAATAGGTTTAGCAGTTGCAATAACTGACCTTTACAAACGCTCAGAGAAGTTCAGACAATTAGTTGCCCCATTAATTAACTTCGTTAAGAAGCTTGGAGAAACATTTGTCACTGCAGGAAATGCGATTCATGGAGCATTGCAGCTAATTTTTGTTGGTGGCGATCGCAAGAAGACCGAAGCGCTTCGAGAAAATCTCAATCAGCTCTTACCGCAACAAACTGTTAACGTCATTATCGATCGATTAACAACGTTGCATAAAGCATTTGGAGAGTTTAGGGAAAAGGCTAGTGAGAAGTTTGGGCTTGCAGCCCAAGCAATCAAAGGTAGCTTTGACTTAATCTTCGTTGGTGGAGATAGAGGAAAAACTGAGGAGCTGAAACAAACACTCAACAATCTGTTTCCTCAAGAAACCTCCAATAAAATTCTTGAACGTTTGACAATTCTTCATAAAGCCTTTGACCAATTTAAGAAAGATGCAAGTGAAAGAGTACAAGTAGCGTCAAATATCATCAGATCAAGTCTAGATCAGATTCTTCACGGCGGTGATCGCAAGCAGTATGAAGATTTGAAGCTTGCTTTAGCTGATTTTCTCCCACAGGACACTGTTAATGCGATCATGAACCGAATCACGGTTCTTCACGAGAGCTTTAACAGACTAAAAAATGGAATCCAAATCATTAAAGATGTCTTAAAAGGCGATACGGACTTTCACTCATTTTCCGAAGCTATCAATACTAGTATGTTCAGCGATGCAACGATTCAGCGATTCGAGAAATTCTATGAGATTGTTCAACAAATTCGGCGTGCATTCTTAGGCTTGAAATTCATTATTTCTGGAAATATTACGAGTCTTGAAGGATTAGGGAATCTTTTTGGTGATTCATTTAGTGAAAGCCAATTAAATTTAATCTATCGTCTAGGCCAAGGCATTCGAAATTTCGTTCAAGGTGTAAAACAGCAATTTGCTGAGTTCAAAGTTGCGGTAGACAAAGCTTTTGATGGAAATTTCGAGCCATTACTGAATATTTTTAAATCATTATTACCAAAAATCATAGCTATATTGGTCGGTGGAATACCTGGTTTGATCATTACCGGAAGCAATCTGATTTCGAAACTGGCTGAAGGTATGGGAACTACGGTACCAGACCTATTGGAAAAAGTTTCAGAAATCGTCCTGGGATTGGTGACTTCATTTACTGAGATATTACCTAAGATGATTGAAATTGGGGTCAATCTACTAACGAATATCCTACAAGGGATACTGCAAACACTTATTCCATTAGCACAAGCTGCAGTAACTGTCGCATTCACCATTTCTAAGACAATCATTGAGACGTTACTCTCCGTGTTGCCTCAATTGATTGAATCAGGAGTTACTATCCTGACTGCGATTATTACCGGAATCATTCAGATGCTTCCAAACTTAATCAGTGCAGTTATTTCACTTGTTGAGATGATTCTTTCACTGATAATTACCTATCTACCAAAAATCATTGAAGCTGGAATGACAATCCTAGTTGCTTTGATCAATGGGATTATGATGATGCTGCCGAAATTGATTGAGTTAGCGTTCAATCTGATTATTTCTCTTGTCACGACATTGATTCAGAGCTTGCCGAAGATTATCGAGGCAGGCGTGAAAATTCTCGGATCATTAATCCAAGGGATACTGAACGTATTGCCTAAATTAATCGAACTGGCGATCAAACTAATCATTACGATTGTAGCGATTCTTATTCAGAATTTGCCTAAAATCATTGCTGCTGGCGTTCAAATCCTAATCGCTCTGGGTAAAGGTATTTTGAACACTATTGGTGTTTTGATTAAGATGTTGCCTCAAGTTGTTGCTGCTATCTTCAAAGCATTCGGCGATGTGAAGTGGGGCAAAATTGGTAAAGATATCATTGGGGGTATTGGCAAAGGGATTACTGATGCAGCTGGTTCGATCAAAAAAGCCGTAACTGATGTTGCAGGGAATGTTAGCAAATGGTTCAAGGATAAACTAAAAATCAAGTCACCGTCACGAGTAATGGCGGCAGATGCGTCATGGGTACCTGCCGGAATAGCAGTCGGTATTGACAAAGGGAAACCCATAATTCAAAAAGCTATTGAATCTATGACTGATTTAATGACAAAAGCTGTACAAGATGCAGAACCTGTTGGACTTTCTGGCAATATGATTGTGACAGAGAGCTACGGGATGCCTGATGCGAGTCAGATGCAAGCCTCAGCTCAGCAAGCTTCACAAGCAGGAAATCAGGGTATGTCTGATTCAACGCCGCAGTTGCTACAAACAGCTTTATCAGCTGCTAATGGTATTTTGGGTCAGTTTAGTTCAATCAGCCCTTCGATGGTAACTCAGGGCTCTGAATGGTTGAGTAACTTCATGACTGGATGGAATTCAGTATTACCTTCAATGATGAACGTAGTTAGTTCATTTATCAGCAATTACACAAAAGTAATTACTGCACAGAACTCGCCAAACTACTTAATGGGTCGAGCTTGGATGCAAAATAAGCTGAACGGCTGGAATAGTTTAGTCCAGACATTTATTAATACTGTCAGAAATTTCTGTAATCAAGTAATAAATTTATTAAGAAGTTTCTACGGAGCTATTTATCAGACAGGTAGGACTTGGCTTCAAAATCTGTTGAATGGTTGGAACTCACTTTACCAAACTTTCATCAATCGAGTGAATCAGCTGGGAAATGATGCAATCAATAATCTTCGTTCGAAGTCGGGCGGCTTTAATAACGCTGGACGTTTTTTGATGCAATCGTTGATCGATGGTATCAATTCTATGGGCGGTTCTCTATCTGCAACAATGAACAGTGTTGCTAATAAGATGGTCGGTGGTATTGGTAAAGGTGTTAATGGCGTAATTGGTGGAGTTAACTATGTCCTAAAAGAAGTAGAATCCGACAAGAAATTAGGAGCTTGGACAGTACCGCAGTATGCCAGAGGAACTGAAGGCCATCCGGCTGATGGTCCGGCGATTGTCAACGATCAGAAGGGCTCCAAGTATCAGGAAATCATCCAAGATCCAGACGGATCTACTTTCATGGCGAAGGGAAGAAATGCTCTTGTTTGGCTTAAAAAGGGTGCGAAGGTACTCAACGCAACAATGACTGAACGTGTGCTAAAAGCTCAGAATAACCTTGGAAGTATGATTCCGAAATATGCTGATGGTGTCGGTGAATTTGATATTGTCGATTTTCTCGACGATGAAAATGCAGTATTGAAGTTCCTGAATGGCAAAGTGGATTATAAAGGAATCAATGAACCCTGGTTAGACATGACAAAATCAGGTGTAAAACTGATGACAGGTGCTGCTAACAAAATGATTCAGGGGGAGTTGGAAAAATTCTTCACTCACGGAACATTTGATGGCGCAATGGGAGCAAATAATGTTTACAAGTATCTAGTGGATATCGCTCAGAAAATGATGAGTAAGTTCCCTGGTTTAACAATCACATCTGGTTATCGGGCTGGTGATCCATACTACCATGGAAAACATCAAGCAATTGACTTGGCATATCCTGGTGTAGTCGGTTCTGCAAAATATACGGAGGCTGCAAATTGGGCGTTTGAAAAATTCGCGAAACAGATCGCCTATGTAATCACGAACGGGAAAGTTAGAGACCGAATGGGTCTCAGTGGAACCGGATCAAGTGGACAGTGGGTTACTTGGCCTGACGGAGATCACTTTGACCATATTCATCTAAATGGATCAATGGGCGGTGGAGACATCTTTACTGGTGGTAGCGGGAGTTCAAGTTCAAGCGCAGTAGGATATAATCCTTCCGCTGGAGTAGAGCAATGGAGATCGCTAGCGATAAAAGCATTGAAGATGGAAGGGCAGTACTCTGTAGCTAATTTGAACGCAATGTTAAGACAGATTCAAACTGAATCAGGTGGCAATCCAAACGCCGTTAACAATTGGGATATCAATGCACAACGTGGCGATCCTTCTAGGGGGTTGCTTCAAACAATCAGTGCAACTTTTAAAGCATACGCTAGACCTGGATATGATAAAAACATGGTTGATCCTTTATCAAATATGTTGGCTTCAATTCGTTATGCAGTTTCAAGATACGGATCACTACTGGCGGCTTATCGTGGAGTTGGTTATGAGAATGGCGGATGGATTACTCAAGACGGTCTTTACCGAGCTGGAGAAAAAGGAAAACCAGAGGTCGTCCTACCTGTAACTAAGCCAGCTCGTGCCATGGAACTGATAGGTCAAGCTATTTCGTACATGGTCAACAATGGATCAAATATCCTTGACTCAGCGAG